GCCGACCGGGACGCCTTGGTACGGGATGTTGTGATGCTCACACCACGCCGTCAGATGTCCCATGAAACCGCCGTAGGCATGCGCGGCGTCCACGCCCGCGTGCCGTCGAACCTCCTCGAAGAACACCGCGTTGATGTGGCTGCTGGCGCTCAAGAGTTCGTTGAGCCAGCGTTTGAACCGCAGGAAGCGCATGCCGCCGCCTTCGAATCTCTGCGGCTTGAACTGCTCGGTGCCGCTGGTGATCGTGCCGTCCAGGTGTTGCAGTGCCCAGCCGGTGCGTGTGCCCAGATCGAGGGCGAGGATTGTCGTGTTCATCGTCGATTGCTCCAGATTTCTGCTTATTCGGGGTGGGCGAGTGACGGATGCGACGGGTTCTCGGGATAACTCTCTTCACGTGCGCGCACGCGTAGCGCGTCAATCAGTAAACCCGTCAAATCCGTCACTCGCCCGGTCTTGCTAGTCATCGCGGTAGGGGTAGCTGTGGCTGTGGGGCTTGGGCCTTAGCGCGATGCCCGCGAGGCCGCGTGCGCCCCCGGTCAGCCGGCACTTCTCGAACTTGCGCGTCGCCATCAGCTCGGAAAAACGCTTGACCGAGCCCACATATTCGCCGGCGCGTTCGGCCCATTCCCGCCAGTCGGCGAACAGTTCGGAAACGCCTTCGCGATGGGTCTTGGCGAGCAGACAGCGCTCTTCGATCCATTGCCCGAGCGCGTCCTCGGCCTCGAAATACTCCTCGGTCGCCGACACCACGCTGGCTGGCGGCTTGAGCCCTTGGCGCTGCCACAGGCTGCAGCCCTCGACTGCCCACGCCAGAATCCCGTCGCGCTCCTTGAGCAGCTTCTCGGTCAACTTGCCGTCGCGCTTGTCGGGCGGGATCGTCACCGTGAACGGGATCAGGTGCAGGCGTCGCTTCATCGCCTCGTCCACGTTGCGGATCGAGGGTTTGTGGTTGCCCGCGATCACCAACTTGAACTGCGGCACGTACTCGAAGAAGTCCTGGCGCATGAAGCGTGCGGACACCTTGTCGCCCCCGGTGATGGCCTTCACCTTGGATTCGTTCCAGCGCCGGCCTTGCTCGGTCTCGATGCTTGAGACGAAGCGTGCGCCGCGCAGGCCCGCGAGATCGGTGGGATGCCGGTCGGTGCGCGCTTCCATGAACGTGTCCATCGGCGCGTTGGCCGCGTAGTCGCCCAGGATCGTGGTGATCACGTTGACGAACACCGACTTGCCGTTCGCGCCCGTGCCGTACAGGAAGAACAGCGCGTGTTCGCAGGTCACGCCCGTCAGGCAGTAGCCGACCATCAGTTGCAGATAGGCCATCAACTCGGCGTCGCCGCCGGTGACGTCGGTCAGGAACGCACGCCAGGTCGGACTGTCGCCCTGCGGCATGGCCGTCGTCACCTTGGTCATCCGGTCGTCGCGCCGGTGCGGCCGCACCCGGCCCGAGCGCAGATCGACGACACCGCCTGGCGTGTTGAGCGCCCAGACGTCGGCGTCCCATTCCTCGGCGGTGGAGGCATGCTTGGGATCGGAGCGCGCGATCTTCTCGACCGAGGAGATCGTGGCGGAACTCGCGAGCTTGGCTTTCAGCCGTGGGCTGTCCGCCTTGAGCGATGCCGTGCGGCAGATGCCCCGTGCGAGATGCGAGACGTAGAGCACCTGATCCGGATTCCAGCGCACGCCCGTCCAGACCAGCCACTTGCCCCACAGCGCGCAGTAACGCCAGTTCTCGCCGTAGCGGCGCGTGAAGGCGGTGGACAGTCCGTCCTCGGTCGTCCAATCGATGCCGTCAAGCAAATCGGGTTGCGGAGTCTCTTCGACCGCGCGCATGACCGGCATCCGCTCGCCGGCGGCAAGGAAGCCCCCGACGTCGAACCCTTCGGGAATGGCGTCCGCCGCGTCCCAGCCATCCGGCTTGTCGCCGGGCGGAACGAGGATGGCCACGGAGGTCGCGCCGGCCTGCAGAATCGCCTGCGACGCACGATCCGCGTAATCCCAGCCCGGCTTGTCGCGGTCAGGCCAGATCAGCACCGCCTTGCCTGCCAGCGGCGACCAGTCGGTCTTGTCGACCGGGGCGTTCGCGCCGTGCATGGCCGTGGTCGCCGCCACGCCAATCTCGATCAGCGCCTGTGCGCATTTCTCGCCTTCGACCAGGACGATGTGGCTGGCCGCTGCCAGATCCGGCTGGTTGTACAGGGGGCGCGGCTCGGGCGGGGCCATCTTGCGGCGCTTGGCGTCCCACGGCCGGAACTCTTTCTTCCCGCCCGGCGGGTCGTAGCGGTAGACCACGGCGATCAACTTGCCGGTGGCATCGTGATAGTCCCACTTGGCCGTTGCCGGGCCGAGATCATCGACCGGTGCTTCCTTTTTCGCCTTGCGTGCCGGCACCGCCCGGGCTCGCCCGAGCAGATCGCCCGCGTGCGCCAACACCCGGAGAAATTCGGTGTGGACGTTGACACCGAGACAGGCTGCGATCAGATCGAAGATGTCGCCGCCGTCGCCCGTCGCGCGATCCGTCCACAAGCCGGCCTTTTCGCCATCGAGCACGACCTCGAGGCTGTCGCCGGGGCTGCCCAGCACGTCGCCGATGACGAACTTGCCCCGGCGCTTTTTGCCTGCGGGGAAGAGCGTGCCCAGCACCGCTTCCAACCGGGCGAGCAGGTCCGCGCGGATCTCGTCGCGCTCGGCGTCCTGGTTCTCGATGACAGGAGATGTCTCGTTGAAGTCGATCATTCGGCTCCCTCGTCTGGCATCTCCGCTTTGCCGGCGTCGTGACCCTGCGGTGTCCGGGCTTTGACGGCCCAGGCGGTGAGTTCGGACAGCCGGTACCGCACCAGACCGCCGAGCAGGTAGTGAGGGATGCGGTACTTGGCGCGCATCGCGTGGTCGGCAAACCAGTAGTACGGCAGGCGCAGCGCGGCGGCCGCCTGCTTGGCGTCGATCATCGGCTCGCCGGCGGTGACCGGCTGCGTTTGAATGTTGTTGTCGTTCATGATGGCAATCTCCAGCAGCGGTCCTGCCACGCGCACATCCGGCATTCGAAGTGGGTGGCGTCGGCGAACGAGCGCGGCAGGAGTTCTCCCGCTTCGGTCGCGGTGATCACCTTCACCGCGCGATCCGACATGCGTTGGGCAAGGGCTGCGTCAAAGGGCACGAGCTCGGCGTAGATCTCCATCGTGTCGGCATTCACCGCTGTGAAGAGCGCCGGGTGCTCGTGCAGTTCGAGGTAGGCTTGATAGAGCGCGACCTGCGCGGCGTAGACGGGTTTAGCCACGGCGAGCCGGTTCTTCTCCAGCTCGCGCCAGGACTTCGAGCCGAGGCATTTGTTTTCCCACAGCGCGGGATAAGCGAAACCCTCGGGGCCGCCGACGATGACGCCGTCGATGTGGCCCTGCAGGCGTCCGCCCGCCACCGAGAAGCCGAACTGCTCACCGTCGGCCTTGCGCGTGCGCAGATCGAAACCCGCACTGCGCAGCCACACGACCATGCAGTCCTCGACGACGTGGCCGCGCTCGAAGATGCGCAGCATCCGTCCCTGGGTGTCGCGCCCGTAATCCACCGGCGCTTGCGCGAACTCGTACTGCAGCGCTCGCTCGCAGGCCACGCCCAAACGGGATGCGCCAAGATAGCGGCGCACCTCCTGCCGGGCGCGGGTCTGCTGCAGACCGATATCGATCAGCGCCGCGACCTGCCCGGAGATACTGGCGGTGGAGTTGAAGTCCATCATGGCTTCGTCTCCCAAGGCAGGTCGTCCTCGAGGTCTGCGAACGGATCGCTGACCGTCTCCTTCATGCCGCGCACCGGCGGAAACTTGGTCGCCTCGTGGTGCTCGACCATCGCCTCGGTGTAGCAGGTGACGATGGCGTCGATCACCTGCAGCGCATCGGCTTCCGAGTAGGCCCCGAGCGGCTTGTCGAAGCCGATGCCGCCCGCCACCTCGCCGAACGCTTTGAGGCATTGGCGCATCGCGGCCAGTTCGACATCAGAGGGGTCGATCATCACGGCCTCCCTTGTGTCGCGGTACCCGTCCTTCACCCGCAGCCAGTTGCCGTACAGCGTGTGGAACGCGTCCTGGCAACGACGCGAGCAGAACACCCAGTCGATGGGATAACGCCGGGGATCGCCGACCCCGTGACGGCCGTCGGTATGGCCGAATCCCCGCGCTTGTCGTTTGCAGACCCAGCATTTCACGCCACCTCCTCACTGCGCCCAGGACGGTTTGCCCGTCACCGGCGCGCGTTGCTGGGCGGGCGCGGCATAGGCCGGGGCGGCCTGTGCCGGAGCGCCGGAAGTGCCGCCGCCCGGATTGGTTTTCGGTGGCACGCCTTTGAGCTTTGCGTAGTCCGGGTGATCGGGCTCGACCGCGAGCTTGACCACGTTGCGGTCCACACCCTTGGCGTCCTTCTCGATGTCGACGCGGACGAAGAACTCCAGTCCGTCGAGTTCGTGAAAGCCCTGGATGCGGCGCGCGGCAGCCGCCTGCGGCGAGTTGTCCTGCGGATGGACGTTGCGGGCGCTGTTGAGCGCGGCGCGGATGAAGCTGCGCCCCATCTGCCCCCAGGTCGGTCCCTTCTTCGAGTACAGACCGACGTTGCTCCACATCTTGCGCTTGGCATGCTCGCCGGCGGTGACGACGAACTCGGCGGCGAGATAGATCGAGCCGGTCTCGAAGGATTCGGTGGCGTAGCCGCCGACCCAGCCCTGGCTCGGATCGTCGTAGCCACCGGGCTTGATGGTCATGCGTACCGGCACGAGCGTGCCCCTGGGGATGAGATCGAAGCCTTGCTGTTGTTCGGCGTCGTTGAAGTCCTGCCATGCTTGGGTGGTCATTGCGATTGCTCCTTGGATTCGGTGGTATTCGGGGCGGCGGACGCGAGGGCAGCGCCGGCGCACTTGGCGATGAGCGCGCCGAGATGCGGCGGCTCCAGCAGGTCGAGGCGACCGCTGCGGTCTTTGGCCGGGTAGCCGTAGGGATTGACGGTGTGGGTGACGAAGGCGCGGTAGGCGCTGCCGTCCTCGGCCTTGATCTCGGCCAGCGTCACGACCTCGTCGACGATGCCGGGCAGTTCGAGGCTGGTCTTGCTGCCCTCGATCTGCGGCACGAACACCTTGCGGTTGTAGTCGTCGAGCCGTTCGTCGAGGATGGCGACGAACACCACGTTCTTGCCGCGCGCGTGTTGCAGGTGAGTCAGGGCGCCGACCATCTCCTGGCCGAGCAGGCCGTAGGCACCGCGCATGTCGGGCTTGCCGGTTCGGTCGCTGACCGCGCCCGGTTGCGTCTTGCACCACGCGAAGCACTGGCGCGAGAGCTGCGTGATCGAGTCGAGGAAGAAGGTCTGGTAGCGGTCGAGCTGTGCCGGATCGCCGAACTTCTCGACGACGTGCTCGTAGTGCGCCTGCGAGAACGCGGCGTCCGGCGGCAGCGAGCGATCCGGCCCGGCGAGGAACACGAAGAAGTCGCGCGACTCCGGCCACGAGGCCGGACGGATGGTGTCGCCGGGCCAGTCGGCCACAGCCAGGTCGCCCGCCTCGATGTCGAGGAATAGCGTGGTCGCCGGGTCGAGGTCTTTGAGCCGGGTGGTCTTGCCGATGCCGGACTTGCCGAGCATCAGCAGCTTGACGCCTTTGCGCTCGGCCATGCGCTGCTGCGCGGAGATGATCGGGAGGGACATCACGCCACCTCCTTCAACTGCTCGGCGACTGCGGGATTCCAGAGAATCTGGTAGCCGCTGTGGCCGTTGCGCGAGTACGGCATGGCCTCGGCCCACGCTTCACCGGCTTCAGTCAGTTCCCATTCATCGCGGTCGTTGCGGAACTGGAAGCCGTGCGATGCCAGCAACTGGTTCGTGGCCTTCGCCGAGCGGTTGAGCAGCTTACCGAGCTGGGTGGCGTTGAGCGAGCAGATCGGCTCGTTGGCGGCAGCGCCTTTGGCTGGAAGGGCGCGGCGCAGCACCTCTGTGGTGAGGCCCGTGTTCTCCTGAATGCAGGTCAGCGTCGCCGCCATCGCAATGCCGGTCTTGACGCCCGGCACCTTGGCGACCGCCTCTCCGATCAGCAGGATCGCGCTCACGCGGTCGTGGGTCGGCGCGGGCAAGGAGGCCGGTGCGCCGGGGGCCGAGTACGCGCCGGTCTTGCGGATCGCGGGCAGCACCTCGCCGGTCACCCAGCGTTTGAAGCGTTTCGCGGCGTCCTTGGTGCTGCCGAGGATCAGGGCGTAGAGGCCCGATTCGTTGACGTGGTTGGCGCGCTGCGTGCGCCCGAGGTTGTCGATGACCTCCAATTTCTGGAGGTCATCGGCATCGACGTGCGACTTGATCGCCTGAGACGGGTTGCCCATCTCCAACGCATCGCAGACGTCGTTGGCGTTGAACCACGGCAGGCCCGCGTCGTCGACCTGCACGCGCACGGCGTGCGCCTCGAACTGGAAGGGAATGATCGCGCTCATGATCAGCACCCCCACGAAACGTCGGCGATGCGGTCGGCCCCACGTGCGGCGCGCTTGCGCACCTCGGTGTGGAGTTCCTCCAGCGCGGTGCGGCGACGACTGAGCGCCAGAGATTCCGCGTTAGCCGTCTGGATGGCGAAGGCCAGTTCGTCCACCGTGGCGGCGTCGAGCGCCACGACGACATCGTGGCCGTCGGCGCCGCGATAGCGGATTTCGTTGGGAAGGTGTTCGCCGTAGATGGACGGCAGCTGCTTGCGCAGCGAAGCGATGAGGCTGGTGCTCATGATCAGTGCTCCGAATCGAGGGAAAGGGTGAAAGACGGCTTGCCGGAATCCACGGTGCGGGCGGCGGCGAACTGCTGTTGCAACGCCGGTGGCCAGTTCGTGTAGCGGGATTCGGAAACGGAGAGCTTGATGTCGAGATAACCCTCGACCTTCTCGCCGGAGGCGACGATGCGTTCGGCGATTTCGGTCAGTTGCTTCTGGTTCCAGATGACCTTCTTGGGCAGCTCGAACTTGATGCGCAGCGGCCCATCGGCAATGTGGGCGGTGCCGAAGTCGCGGCCGGAGTCGCGCAGCGCTGTACGGGCCTGTTCGCCGTAGCACTGCTCCAGCGCCGCATCGAACTTGGTGCGGGCCTTCTTGAGCCAGTCGATGGCCGCGTCGAGGTTGGCGTCGATCTCGCGCTTCTGTTCGGGCGGCAGCTTGGCCAGCTGGCTCACGGACATCTCGGCGATGTCGGCGGGGAAAATGGTCAGATCGCTCATGGCCGCCCCCTTACTGGTACGCCCGGGCGAACGTCGAGTAGCGCGAGACGCGCCGCTCGAACGCTTCGACTTCGGAGATCAGGTAGGTGACGCGCGCCCCGAGCTTGCAGAAGACGGGGCCGAGCTGTTCCTGACGCCAGCGGCGCAGGGTTTTGACCGAGAGCCCCCAGCGGGCGGCCAGCTCGTTTTCGTCGAGGGCGATGCGCGTGGCAGCGTCCTGACGTGGCCGGGAGGAATTCCGGCCGGATTGAACAGAAGGGGCGGGGTTTTGCATTGTGAGACTCCTTTCGTTTGAGGAGCCTCTATTCAATTACCCGGCGCCTTGGGCTTGCGCGAGCGCGTTTTGGGTTTTGACGAGTAGCGGCGCAAGGCGGCCGTGCCATGCGGCATCGCTATGTTGTTGATCTATATGGAACTGACAGCGCTGTTTCGGTTATTGCGATTTCGGTTGTTTCGTTTATAATGGCGTCAGATCGAACTTTGACCTTATGAGGAGACCTCGATGAACGCTCCTGCCATCCCCAAAACACTGCCCTCCGAAGAGGACATCGCGCTCGCCCGTGAGTCGGGCCGTGCGCTGTCGACCGTGCTCCAGACCCGTGCCGAAACCCAACAGATCGACTTCCACGACGACAAGGGCGCAATACGCGCGGTGCGTATCCCCACCTCGGCGCTGCGCCTGCTGCTCGAAGTTCTGACCGAGATCGGCCAGGGCAACGCCGTGTCCATCATCCCGATCCATGCCGAGCTGACCACCCAGGAGGCCGCAGACGTGCTCAACGTCTCGCGCCCCTTCCTGGTCCAGTTGCTGGAGAAGGGCGACATCCCGTTCCACAAGATCGGCACGCACCGCCGCGTGCGTTACCAGGATGTGATCGCCTACAAGAACCGCATCGACGCTGAGCGCCGCAAGGCACTGGAAGAACTGGCCGCGCAGGCCCAGGAACTCGGTATGGGGTACTGATCGGATGAGTTCGCACTTCACCGTCGTCTATGACGCCTGCGTGCTCTATCCGGCACCGTTGCGCGACCTGCTGATGCATCTGGCGCTCTCCGATCTGTACCGTGCGCGCTGGAGCGACATGATCCACGACGAATGGACGCGCAATGTTCTGGCCAGCCGACCGGATTTGAATGCCGAGCAATTGAACCGCACGCGCCAGTTGATGAATTCGAACGTGCGCGACTGTCTGGTGAACGGCTTCGAGTACTTGATTCCGTCGATCACCTTGCCCGATGCCGACGACCGCCACGTGCTCGCCGCCGCCATCCACTCCGGGGCCAGCCTGATCGTCACCTTCAACCTCAAGGACTTCCCGGCCGAGGCGCTCAAGCCCTACAACCTCGCCGCCCAGCACCCGGACGATTTCATCGTTGACCTCCTGGATCTGCATCCTGCGGGTGTGCTGGAGGCCGTGGCCGGTCATCGGCGGTCATTGAAGAAGCCGCCCAAAACAGCGGACGAATACCTGGATACCCTGCTGGCGCAGGGCCTGACTCAATCGGTGGCGGTGATGCGCCAATGGACTCTGGCTATTTGAAGAATTCGTAGGGAGAGAGAATGGGCAAGAAGAACCTGACCAACGCGCACTGCCTGCTCGAAATGATTGAAAAGGCGCCAGTATCCACCCTCCGAGCCTTCAGTGGGCTGCCCGAATGTCAGGCCCTTGCCCGTGGCTTCGACTGGTCACAGAACGAGTCCACGTTGCCATCCGCTCTGGTGGAGCACGTCAAGCACCTGCGCAAGGAACAGCGCGACCCGGCCGAACGCGAGGCGCTGCGCGTACTGCGCCTGGCCTCGCCACGCGGATCGGCCATCCTTGCCAACGTTGCCGAACAACTCAATGACAGTGACCTGATCGCCACGTTCCTGTCGCAGGACGGCGGCGAGATCGGACGCTCGGTCTGGATGCGCACCCATTCGGACGACGCGGCGCGCCTGTTCGATGTCGCTGAGTCGATCCTGAATACCGGCGACCTTCGGGGCAACAAGCGTCTGCATGATGCATTCGATGTGCCTTGCGACGAAGCGCCGCCCTTTATCTGGAACGATGCAGTCAAGAAGGAACTGGAAACGCAGTTGACCAACGTGATGCGCCTCGGCGAACCCTGCGAGGTCGTCTACGTCCCGCTTGCTGACGAAAACAAAAGTGGCGAAACCAAGACCATTCATTACTTGGTTGTGCGCTTTGCCGGCGAGCAGGTCACGGCGGTGCAGGTGATCAATCGCAATCGCCGCAGCTTCTGCTACTTTCCGGCGCGCGACGCCACGCTCATTTACGCGCCGCATCGCAAGGTGGTCGAGGTCTACGCGCACACGCTGTCCACGAGAGCGCCGCTGGCCAATGTGCTGTCCAAGCATGGTTTCAAAATGCCTCTGTCGAACCGCCCGCTGAACCGGTCGCGCTACGACCTGTCCCGGTTCGCATTGCCGCTGAAGGATGAGAAGCCGCGCTTGGACGGTGCGAAGGTGGAGCGGCTGTACCTGACCGAGGCCAAGGCGCTGCTTGGCCATTCAACCGATGCCGTGTCATTGCACATCGACAGCGGCGCGGAACTGCATGACGTGATCAGCGGCCGCTGGAGCGACCATCCGTTCTCACAGCCCGGAGCCATCCTCGGGGTGACCTTGGTGGCCGATCTGGTGTTCGACGGTGAGACGACGGAAACTTCGCTGTCCATTGTGCTGGCCGAACCGGGACGATGCAGCCTGCAGGGCGAGAAGGACCAGCGCATGCGCCAAGCAGGTACGCAACTGCTTGAGGCGCTCGGCGTGCTCAAGCCCTTACACCCGGGCTCCGGTGTTGACGACCCGAATCTTGTCCTGCAGGTGGCGCGGCTGCTCGAATGCGCAACCAGTCCGATGGACGGTTTCGCCCTTGCGCAACTGGGTATCGATATCGACCGCTTCGAGGACGAAGGTATCATCACCGAGGGTGACCGGATCACGGAAAAGGTCGTTGATCTGGCCGATGGGGAACGATTTACCGTCAAACTGGAACGCTGCGCCGACGCCAACCAAGTGCGCTACCGTGATCCATTGACGGGGACTGATGTCATCCTGCCTGCCAAGCACGCGCGGCGCTGGAAAGTCCATCTGAACTGGCTGCGCGAGGAGATCATCACGGCTCTGGGCGGTGCCCTGCAGGGTGTGCGCGGCAAGCATCTCGACGAGGAACCGGTGTTCTTGGGCGAGATCGACATCGACGGGCATGCCGTGGCGCTGTATTTCGCCGCAAAGATGTCCAGCGAGCGCCAGTACGCGAAGGTCGACACGGCGCTGCGCCTGCGGCCTCGGGCAGTTCCCGGTATTGTGCTGACGACGGCGTCGATTCCGTTCCCGTTCGCCGGAACGAACGTCGTGATCCCCACCGAGGATGTGTTGTCATCCGCAGGCTCGAAATCCGCCATCGATATGGCCCGGATCAAGGTCGCATATCGCCACGGCCAGCAGGCCGCCATGGGGGGCACCGCCGTCAGCCTCAAGGTGTCGACGGATGGGTACTCGGCGGTGTTGCACATCCCCGGCAAGGCTCCGTGGCGGGTAACGAGCAAAGGCAAGATCGCCGTGCTGCAGCGTCTAGTCGACGCCTACGCTGCGGGAACGCCGCACGTGAACACCAAGAAGCTGATGGAGGACACCAACTGCGGTTCACCCGCGAATCTGTTCTCGAAGAACTCGCCCTGGCGCGACTATCTGGTGAAGGTCAAAGGCGCGCATGCGTGGCAGTTGCATCTTCCGATGCTCGACGATCCGGTAGATGACGACGCAAGCGAGGTTGAATCCGAGGCGGAAGCGCTGGCCGGCTGAGAATCCGTCGGCCATTGCCCTGCGCCGCCGTCCTTTGGACCAGCTCAATCGGTCGTCAGCACCAGACATCCCTTCATCACCCGGACCCGCACCGGCGAGTGGACGTTGAACCCGGCTTCCTCAAGCCATTTGCCCTGCATGCGAATCCACGGCACCTTCGTCGTAATGACCCGGGGGCCGGGACCCGGGGTTTTGTTTTTCCGCTCGGAAAGCATCGACGACACTTTGAGGCGGCGTTCGGGTTTTATCCCGTTTGGGGAGGATTGCTGTTTCGGCTTATGATTATTTCCAGCCACGATTGACTCCACATTAGTCGGTTGTGGTTAGCTGGCTTGCGATGTTGACGCATCGCAGGCCGGCGACTCTTCGGCTCGCGCCGCGCTGACAGCATAAAGACCGGTTCCGATATAGGGAACGAGAAGTTTTCGGACGGTCAGCCCTCCCTCGATTACCCTCCTTTGCCATCCTTTTCGGAGGATCGGCTTCACCATTTCGACGGTTGCAATTCCCCGGAGCCGTCATGAAGAACATCGAACTCAAATCCCCGTCCGAGATGTCGGCCAGCGCACGCGCCGGCGAAATCACGGCGATTCTTGCGGACGCCATCGTCCGCACCCAGCAGGCACTGGCCGAAAAACAGAGAAAAGTTAGCCTTGGCTTCCTGCCCGACCAGCGCGTTCATACAACCCCTTATCAAGAAGAGAGGTTGCAATGAACGAGAAACAAGCATCCGTCGCCGCGCGCATCGCCGAGCTGTCCTGCCTGCCGATGGCCGAACTCTGGTCGCTATGGGATCGGTATTTCACCCGCCGCCCGGACTACCCGAACCGCACGCATGTGGAATCCCGCATCGCCTACAAGATGCAGGAGGAGGCCTTCGGCGGCCTCGACGTGACCACACGCCAGCGCCTGGAGGCCATCGGTGCGAAGCATTCCAAAATCAAGCTGCGCGCGAAGCCCCGCGAGTTCAATTTCGCGCCGGGCACCGTGCTGCTGCGCGAATGGGGTGATCGGGAGCACAAGGTCACGGTCAGCGCCGAAGGACTGTTCCAGTACGAAGGCCGCTCGTTCAAGAGCCTGACGGCCGTCGCCCGCCACATCACCGGCACGCACTGGAATGGCCCGCTGTTCTTCGGCTTGGGCGGCAAGCGGGGTGGCCAATGAACGAACCGGTTCACATCGCCTCCGGCAAGCCGCGCAAACGTTGCGCCGTCTACTGCCGCGTGTCCTCGGACGAGCGGCTGGATCAGGAATTCAACTCCATTGATGCGCAGAAGGAAGCCGGCCACGCCTATATCGCCAGCCAGCGAATCGAGGGCTGGATTCCGGTGGCCGACGACTACGACGATCCGGGTTTTTCCGGCGGCAACACCGAGCGCCCCGCACTCAGGCGCTTGATGGCGGACATCGAGCGCGGCCAGATCGACATCGTGGTGGTCTACAAGATCGACCGCCTGACGCGCAGCCTCGCCGACTTCTCGAAGATGGTCGAGGTGTTCGAGCGTCACGACGTGTCCTTCGTGTCGGTCACGCAGCAGTTCAACACCACCACCTCGATGGGGCGGCTGATGCTGAACGTGCTGCTGTCCTTCGCGCAGTTTGAGCGCGAGGTCACCGGCGAACGCATCCGCGACAAAATTGCGGCGGCCAAGCGCAAGGGAATGTGGATGGGCGGCGTGCCGCCGCTGGGATACGACGTCGAGAACCGCCAACTGGTCATCAATGCGGCCGAAGCGGCGGTGGTGCGACGCGTCTTCGAGGAAATGCTCACCATCGGCTCACCGACGCAGATCGCTGCCAACTTGACCCACGAGGGCATCACGACCAAAGCGTGGACGACCCAGGAAGGCCAGACACGGGCCGGGGCGCGAATCGACAAGAAGTACCTGCACAAGCTGCTGCGCAACCGCATCTACCTCGGGGAGCTGTCGCATCGAGGGAACTGGTACCCGGGTGCGCACCCGGCCATCATCGACGCCGATCTGTGGGAACGGGTCCACGTCGTGCTGGCCAAGGATGGCCACGTCCGATCGGTGGAAACCAAGATTCGGTCACGCACCGATGCGCTGCTGCGCGGCCTGTTGTACGCGCCGTCGGGCGAGCGGATGTACCCGACCTATTCGCGCAAGAACGGCCGCAAGTACCACTACTACGTGTCCAAGTCGGAAAGCCGTTTCGGCGCGCCTGGCAAGAGCTACGAGCGTCTGCCCGCGCCGGAGATCGAGGCGGCGGTCGTCGCGCAGATCCGGACCGTGCTGACCAGTCCGGAGTCCGTCGCAGCCGTGGTGCGCCATATCCAGCGCAACGGTGCCCAGGTCGACGAGGCGGCCACCGTGATGGCGATGGGACGGCTCAACGACGTGTGGGATCAATTGTTTCCGGTCGAGCGCCATCGTATTGCGAATCTGATGATCGAGCGCATCGACCTCGTCCACGCCGGCGAGGTGCAGGGCATCAAGGTGAAATGGCGTGAACTCGGGTGGGACGCCCTGATCGGCGAATTTGCGCCGAAGGGAATCGGCGCCGAGCTGCTGGAGGTCGAGGCCCTATGA